AAGCAACTGATATTGACGAGATATTACTAGTTGGTGGGTCTACACGAATTCCAGCTGTACAAAAAGCGGTTGAAAAACTATTCAAGAAAAAACCATCTAAAGGTGTAAACCCAGATGAAGTAGTAGCAATGGGAGCCGCAATCCAAGGAGGTGTATTAGCGGGAGATGTTACTGACGTTCTATTATTAGACATCACACCACTTTCATTAGGTATTGAAACAATGGGACAAGTAATGACAAAACTTATTGACGCTAACACCACTATCCCCACATCTAAAAGTCAGGTATTTTCAACAGCGGTAGACAATCAACCAGCCGTAGACATTCATGTATTACAAGGTGAAAGACCTATGGCTAACGATAATAGAACTTTAGGGAGATTTCAGTTAACCGATATACCACCATCACCAAGAGGAATCCCACAAGTTGAGGTTACTTTTGATATTGATGCAAATGGAATTATAGATGTTAAAGCGGTCGACAAAGGCACCGGTAAAGAACAAAATATTAAAATTGAGTCAGGTGGTAGTTTATCTGAAGAAGAAATAGATAGAATGAAAAAAGAAGCGGAAGCTAATGCAGATGAAGACAATAAGAAAAAAGAAGAGGTAGAAAAGATAAATGAGGCAGACGCTATGATATTTCAAACAGAAAAACAATTAAAAGAATATGATGAAAAATTAGATGATAATAGTAAAAAAGATTTAAGTGAAATTCTTGAGAGACTTAAAAAATCTATGGAAAATAAAGAGTTATCTTTAATTGATGAAATAATGGAAGAAATAAATAATAAATGGCAAGAAGTCTCCACCCAACTTTACGATGATACCACAACCGAAGAAGATAAACCGAACTCAGAAGATTCAGACACTACCGATGTGGAGTTTGAAGAAGTTAAATAAATTTTTAAATAATGAAAGGAATTAAGTTTCCTTTCATTACCAAAACACATATAATTAAAAAAAAACATATTATGAAAATATACACAAACCCATCATGTCATTATTGTAAAAAAATAAAAGACGCTTTAACTGAAAATGAAATTGCCTTCGAAGAAGTTATTACTAGTGATAACTTTGAGGAATGGAATAATCTTCTAAGAATAACAGGACTAGGGGTAACACCAACTATAGTATTTCAAGAAGAAGTGTGGTTACCCAATAGAGATTTTAGAACACCAGAAGAGTTGGTCGCTAGAGTTAAACATTTTTTAGACAGCCCAATGCCACCATTAAAATTAGAGGATAGAGTAGACCAGTTATTTAATTCGGTAAAAAATCTAGCGTTACTACTAAATAATATGGGACAACAAATCCAACAAATTCAAACACAGACCGCTGGAACCCCTAATATTGTTAATAACCCACAAGGGAACAACCCACAACCAGCTACACAAGAAGCGTAATAGTAATGGCTATAAAAAAGGAAAAAATAGAAGGAAAATTAATTATTAACGAATACGACTCCTCCAATTTGAAGGCTTCACAATATAACACGGAAACCAGTGAACTAATTGTAGAGTTTAAAAAAGGAGGAAAATATTCGTACAATAAAGTACCAATCTCTATATTCACTAAAATGAGAATGGCGGAAAGCCAAGGCTCATTCTTTTCTAAAAATATATCTAAGAACTATCGTTACAAAAAATTGTCATAGATAGATATTCCCTATATTTATAATATATGGAACAGTCCAACACCAAAATTATAAAAAGTTTTAAAATACAAGACGAACTAAATCCCGATATTTGGGAGTTAGATGGTGAGGTATATAAAATGAAACCAGAAATACGTAGTGCTCTATTAGAGGTGGTAGAAGACTATGTAGATTTTAGTAAATTAGAATTAAATATAGAAGACATAACCTTAACTGGGTCACTATCTAATTTTAATTGGTCTAAGTTTTCTGATGTCGATTTACATATTATAATAGATTTTCCAGGAGGGACCAACTCGTTACTTAAAAAATATTTAGATAGCCGTAGAATTATTTGGAATTCTCTAAGAGATGTGACCATGAAAGGGTTTGATGTTGAGGTTTACGTTCAGGATAGTAGTGAATCTCATTTTGCTACTGGAGTTTATTCTGTCCTTTACAATGATTGGATTGTAGAACCTAGTAAAGAGGAAGAAATAGTAATAGATACAAGCAAGCTACTAAGTAAAGCAAAAGACTGGATGGAAAAAATAGATATGATTGAAATTGATTCTGAAAGAAAGGAACCATCAGTGGTGTTGAGAGACATTGAAAAGTTAAAAAATAAAATTAAAAAATATCGTGGAAGTGGATTAAAAGACGAGGGTGAGTATTCATATGAGAACCTTGTTTTTAAATTTTTACGAAGAAATGACTATTTAAAAAAAATAAATGACGTTAGAAACACATTAATCGACAAAACTCTTACTGTTGAGGAAAAAGTTTCTGCTATTTAGATATATTTATAATTAAATAAAAAATAATTAATTAATTATGGCTGGAGGAAATTACGGAGGAGCATCAATACCAACAACACCCGTTAGTGGAGCTGACATAACTGGAGCTGCTTATGAGGGTTATAAGTGTACAAGTGTTTACGCAACAGTAAACGGTGGAGCATTTACCTATAACGGTGTAACTTTTACATTTGCAACCCAAGGTCAATCAATGGACTTAGTGATTAATCCGGGTGGTATTAGTGCTACTGACGCGGACTTAATATTTTTGTGTTATCCATGTAGTTGTAGTGGACCAATGTCGGGTATAACACGTTCAGATAATTACTCGGGAACGACAGCTATGTTTAGGCCAACCATAATTGGTGGTGGTGGATTACAAAATTAAATAAAATAAAATAAAAACAAAATTAAAATGGGAAATTTAAAACCTATCGGTAGTGAAAAACTAAAAGGAGACGACAAAATAAAAAGAATCATGGAGATTGCTAGATTTGGTGAAACAAATAAAAATGAAGATTATCATATATCTACTAGTTCTTTTAGTAAGAAAGGAGCAGACGGAAATACGTATTCTATTGTTAAAGAATTCGATGGTTATTATTTAAAATGTGGAATCAATGAATCTGAAGTAGATTATATTAACGGATTTATGAATAAAAAGAAAGACCGTTTTAGAAGTTATGGTGCTGCTCTTAAAAGAATGAATTTAATATTTAAACCATTAAACGAAGAATACAATGACGGACAAGCCATTTCAATGTACGAACAATATACTGAAGTAGTAACAAATGAAACTACAGAAGACGAAATGGACGAACAAGAAAAATTTGTTTTAAATGTACCAGATGAAGAAGGTGGTGAAGAAATGGACATGGATGTAGATATGGAAGGTGGTGATGAAGAAATGGACATGGATGTAGATATGGAAGGTGGTGATGAAGAAATGGAGATGGACGACGAAGAAATGGATGTTGATGTGGACACCGAAGATGAGGGTGAAGAAGCTGAAATGGAAGGGTTTATGAAGCCAATACAAAAACTTACTGGAAAATTAGGCCAAAAACTTAGAGATGCGGAAGAAGAAATGGGAAGTGCAGATATCAAATACGTTATAAATTCTATTATTTCTGCGGTTGAGTTAGAAAATTTGGATGAAGAAGATTTAGAAGATATTTTAAGCCGTTTTGAGGATGATGAAACTGAATATGGTAATGAAGAAGAAGTAGAAGATATTGATATGGGGGATGATGAAGAAGGTATGGAAATGGAAGATGAAGAAGGTATGGAAACTGGAGACGAAGACATTGAAGTAGAAGACGAAGAAGATATAGCGATGGAATCTCTTAGAAATAGAGTAGGAAATATTTTAGAGTCATATGTAGAAAAAAAGACTATAAAAACTAATCCTAGAAAATATATTAATTCTAGAGTTAAAAAAATACAAGAAAAACAAAATATTAAAAAACATTATAATAGTGTAGAGCAAGAACTTAGTTGTGAAAAATTCTTAAAAGAGAATAAATCTTTTAAGTTTAAAAGAAAAATGAGTAAAGGAATAATACTTGAAGGTAGAAATAAAAAAGTCTGGGTATTAAATAACGGTTCTATAAAATAAAATGAAACTTTTATTTGTAAATGAACTTGGTCCTGATTATAAAAATGAGAACATTTATGAGTTTATATTTGGGAATACTGTAGAAGAAATGTGGGGTGAAGATTGGGACTCTATACCTGCACACGGAAAACCAGGACCTCCAGAAATAGAATTTATACAAAAAGTTGGGGTTTTGAGTGGTAAGAATATTAAGTTAGAGTTGGTACAAAATTCGGATTATTTTTCCATGGAACACGCTTTAGATGGGGTAATAGCATTGGGGTGGGAAACCTACGAAGAATCTTACGACAATGACGAAGAAGAAAGACTAGTTTTTCATTTTGGAGAAAACATTAAAGAAACCCAAAACAAATTATATGCTAGAGATATAATATTAGAATTTGATAAAATTTTAAAAAATGAGACAAACTAGAAAAGACATAATTAATAAATTTGTAAATGAAGGGTTCACACACAGAACCCTATCTTTATTTTCTAATAAACAACTTATAGAATTAAATAAGAAAATTTTTAAAGAAGCTGTTAGTTCCGAAGACGCTAAAAAAGCACAAGCAACATTAATTCAGAAAAAAGAAGAAGAATTAGCTTATTTAAAACAAGATTTGGAGGAAACAGATGAGACAGAAGAAGAATTGGACATTGAAACTGATGACACAGGAAATCCAGATGTTGATATAGACGGAACTCCATTATTAAGAGAAAAAGAAATAGAAGAAAAGTTTGCGAGCAAAGCACAACAAAAGTATCTATACGCTATTAACCCCGCAGCCGCAGAAAAGCTCGGGTCTAAAATGACAAAAAAAGATTATGAAGAATTACCAGATAAAATAGACGAAGGAAGAATATTAGAAGAATGGGTAATGTCGTTAGTTGAAACTAACCAACATGCAGAAATCACAAAAGCTTCTTTTATCAAAACAATAAAAGAAAATATGGCTAAGAAGGTAAATGAATCTAATAATTTAGGTACAGAAGAACAAAACGAATCATTTAATACCATTGTAGAGATTGGTGAGGAGATGGACCCAAGTATGGACGTACAAGTAGACGGTTTTAATGATGACGGACACCTTACGGGGTTTCTAAAAGGACAAGATACCACTAACATAATTGATTTAAATATATGTCCCGCTGGTGACATTAAATTGAATGGAGTTACTGTTGGAGAAATGAATTTAAGTGAAACAGATAGAGATGATGAAGGTGAATATGTAGGAGCTCCCGAAGCAACTACCGCTCCCGCACCCTTAAAAACCCCAACAATAGCACCAAGTAAACCAGGAGAGAAAAAAAGAAGAGGGCCATTTGAAAGACCAAAAACCACACCAAAACCAAAAGCAAGAAATAAAGGTTCACTACCAAGTTGGTTAAAATCAACTAACTTAGGTAAAGCACTAACACAACATGGCTAAGAAAAAATTAAACGAAGCCCCGCCAATAGACTACGGTGATAGAAGAGAACGAATGTCCCCAGATATTGAAGCGAAATTACGTTCACAGGAACACCCACTAGGGGCACACCAAGCATTTCCAGATGTAGATAAAGACGGGATACCAGATAACTTTGAAGAGTTAATAGCTTCACAAAGATTTCAAGACGTTGTACAAAAAGTAAAAGACGCTACAGGGGTAGAGAATATAGACCCCCAAACCCTAATGTCTTTACAACCAATGTTAATGCAAGCAGCACAAAGAGTTATGCAGATTGAATCACAGAATAAACAAGTTCTAGAAGATTTAGCTGTAGAACTAGTTGTGGACGAGATGGGTATTCCAGAAGGAGACTTACAATTTGACGCTAAGTTGGAAAAACCAACAGCAGAAGGAATGCAGAAAAAACCAAAGGAAAAAAAGAAAAAGAAGGAACCGGAATACCCAAATTTTGAAATGGAGGACGAAGCCGCTAAGAGATTACAAAAATTAGATTTAGAGAAACAAAAAAGAAGATTTATAAATTCTTTAATACAAGGGTCATCAAAAAAAGCTCATTATATGTATCATTTAATTCGAGAAAAATTAGATGAAATTAACCCAGATTTAGTGGGGCTATACTCTATAGTAATGTCAGTTAACGATTTACTTTATTGGGTAATGCCTGATATGGAAGGTATGATTAGTGGTGGTGGAGCGGAACAAGCAATGGGTGGGAAAGAAGAACTAGACTTAAAAACAGACCCACCAACGATTAAAGCGAAAGGTTTAATGTTCCCTATTTTAGTTCATGAATTATACAAAGGTGTTATGGAGTACGTTTCTGCTCATGGACTACCATCAGACCCCGATATGGCAGAAGAAGTAATTGGGATGGAGGACACACTACCAGCAGAAGTATGGGATTTAAGATTAGGACCTATAATTTGGGAAAAATTTCTTGAAGTATACCCAGACAATTTCTTTGATATCGATGAACAGAAAAGGATTAAGAATTATTTTTATTATAAATTCGTAAAATTAGAAGCAGAAGAATTTTTAGCTTTAGCTAAACAAATACTTTCCGGAACCCAAAAAGGTAAAGATACCGTAAAACAAATGATTGATGAAATAGTTGCGCAACTTAAAGATGAAGATTGGGAAGACGCTAGCGGTGAAACATCAGAACCTATAGATATAGGTGTAGATTTATCGCCAGAACCAGAACAAGTAGAAGAGTTAGATATGGATACAATCTTAGACAAAATCAACAAAAGTGGTATGGAATCCTTAACACAAACCGAAAAAGACTTTTTATATAACTTGTAAAAGGTTCATAATTTTCAGATATTTATAGTATATGAATAAAGAAGAGCTAATACAAGAGTATGCCAAATGTCTCCAAGACACTAATTATGCTATACGTACATATTTAGAAACTTACGACAACACCAAATCTAAATACGTCCCATTTAATTTATTTCCTGAACAGGAAATGATGTTAGATAACTTTGAGAAGTATAACGATAACATCACAAAGAAGTATCGTCAGGCAGGTGTATCAACCGCCACAGCAGCTTGGGTATCCAAAAAACTACAATTTGCCTCAAAAACCAAACCTGAAAAAATTCTTATAATTGCTAATAAATTAGACACAGCTTCTGAATTTGCAAACAAAGTAAGGGGGTTTTTGAACCAGTGGCCTACCTGGATTAATGTTGGTTTTTCTAAAGAGAAGGATTCACAAAAACATTTTAAATTAAATAACGGTAGTGAAGTAAAAGCGGTAGCAACTTCTGTTGATGCACTTAGAGGTTTTACACCCACAACACTTATTTTTGATGAAGCCGCGTATATAGAAGCTGGTGATGATTTTTGGGCAGCGTGTATGGCTTCCCTTTCTACTGGAGGTAAAGTAATAGTGATATCTACACCTAATGGTTATGATAAGATTTATTATGAAATTTATGAACAATCTATAAAAGGTTTAAATAGTTTTCATATATCGGAACTTCATTGGCAAAATGACCCTAGATTTACCCAAGATATTTTTTGGGTGAAAACCAAAGACATTGTACATTTTTTACTAAATAGAGAAGACTATAATGAAAACGAGTTTTTATACGAAAAAGATTTAGATAAATTTGACGGGTTAATCAAAGAGGGATATAAACCATGTTCCAGTTGGTTTGAGAGTATGGTTAAAAAACTTAAATATGATAGAAGAAAAATATCACAGGAGTTAGAAAGTGCTTTTCTAGGTTCAGGAGATAATGTTATACCAGTAGAAACTGTAGAACAAATTAAAGATATACACATTATGGACCCAGAAGAAATGTTTATAGGAAACCAACTATGGGTGTGGGAAAAACCAAAAAAAGGTCATAAATATATTTTAGGTTGTGATGTTAGTAGAGGAGATTCAGAAGATTTTACTTCTATAGTTATTATTGATTTTGACGAGAGATGTCAAGTATTGGAGTACTTAGGCAAAATACCACCTGATTTAGCTGCAGATATAATATATAAGTGGGGTGGGATTTATAACGCTTATGTAGTTACTGATATTACTGGAGGGATGGGGGTCGCTACTTCTAGAAAACTACAAGAATTAGGATATAAAGACTTATACGTAGAAGGGTTAAATACAGCAGATAGATGGAAGTATAACCCAAATGCAGCGAATAAGGTACCAGGATTAGCTTTTAACAATAAAAGAGTACAAATAATATCAGCTTTCGAGGAAGCTTTAAGACACAACTTTATTATAAGGTCTAAAAGGTTATTAAACGAGTTATACACATTTGTATATATAAATGGAAGGCCTAACCACATGAAAGGTAAACATGACGACCTTATAATGGCATTAGCAATGGCCCTTTACGTCGGAGAAAACTCATTCTCACAACTAAAAAAAGCGGACAACCTAACTAAAGCAATGATAGATAATTGGACAACTAGTAGTAATACTGATGAAAGTGAACCCCAAAACAGGAAACCTCAACAAAACATTCCTATTTTTGGGTTACCAGGAAATGGTCAAACAGACACCAAACAACTCTATAAAGACAATGCTTGGTTATTTGGTAAAGTCCGATAATAAATGATTTACTATTTATAATATAATCAGTATTATTAAACAACATGGCAGAAAATCTAACAATATATCAAAGACTAGGAAAATTATTCGGACCAGCTGGGCCGACATCTACAGAGCCCACATACCAAAAATTTAAGTTAGGGTCTCAGGAAATTTTAAAAACAGATTCTAAAAAGGAATATGAGGAACAAAAGTTACAACTTCAACAATCCATGTACCTGTCCAATCAATGGCAGAAAATAGATAATGAATTATACACTAAATCTATTTATTACGAACCAACAAGACTAGCTTCATATTATGATTATGAATCTATGGAATTCACACCTGAGATATCCGCAGCTTTAGACATTTACGCGGAAGAATCCACTACCCCATCAGAAAAAGGCTACATTCTATCTATACAGTCTGAATCTACTAGAATCAAATCTATTTTAGGTGATTTGTTTAATAATATATTGGATGTGGATACTAATCTTATTATGTGGATTCGTAATTGTTGCAAATACGGAGACAATTTTGTTTACTTAAAAATTGACCCAGAAAAAGGAATAATTGGATGCAACCAACTACCTAATATAGAAATGGAAAGAACAGAAGGTCATAGTTACCTGAACCAAATGGATAATGATGATGAAAAAGCACACCAAGTAGAGTTTAAGTGGAGAGAAAAAGATTTAACATTTAATTCTTGGGAACTAGCACATTTTAGATTGTTAGGTGACGATAGAAGACTACCATATGGTACCTCTATGTTAGAAAAAGCTAGAAGAATTTGGAAACAATTACTTTTAGCTGAAGACGCAATGTTAGTGTACAGAACATCAAGAGCTCCAGAAAGAAGGGTATTTAAAGTATTTGTTGGTAATATGGACGATAAGGATGTGGAATCCTATATTAATAAAGTTGCTAATAAATTTAAAAGAGACCCAGTAGTTGACCCAACAAACGGAAATGTAGATTTAAGAATGAATCAAATGGCGGTTGACCAAGATTATTTTATACCAGTGAGAGACCAAGCAGCCGCAAGTCCTATAGATACCCTACCAGGAGCAACCAACCTAAGTGAAATTGCAGATATAGAATATATACAGAAAAAATTATTAGCTTCATTAAGGATACCTAAAGCTTTCTTAGGTTTTGAAGAGGTAGTTGGTGAAGGTAAAAATTTAGCATTACTAGACATAAGATTTGCTAGAACTATTAATCGAATCCAAAAAGCAATTATACAAGAATTAAATAAAATTGCTATAATTCATTTATATGTTTTAGGGTTTGAGGACGAATTAGAAAATTTCTCATTAGGATTAACCAACCCGTCTACACAGGCAGAACTATTAAAATTAGAACAATGGCAAACTAAAATTACACTTTATAAAGATGCAGTAGGTGACCCTGGAAGTGGAATAGCACCAGTTTCAGCTACTTGGGCTAAAAAATTCATCTTAGGTATGAGTGATGAAGAAATTAAATTAGATTTACAACAACAAAGATTTGAAAAAGCTTTAGCTGGTGAGTTAGAAGGAACTGCAGAGGTCATTAAGAAAACAGGGTTATTTAATACTATAGATAAGTTATACGGAGAACCACCAAAAGAAGAACCAGAAGATGTATCAGCAGACGCAGAAACTGGGTTAGACATGGGAAGTGAAGCAGATGCAGACTTTGATATGGGTGGTCCAGAAACAGAAGCTCCAGGAGGTGGTGAAGAAATAACAGAACCAGAACCAGCTGCGGAATCATTTAATAAAGAAAAAGGGTTACCAGTATTAATGGAACAAACCGGATTATCGTTAGACGGGCTAGAAGAGATAAGAAATAGAACTAATAATAATATTGACAGCATTAGTGAAAATATAGAGGATTTATTAGAGGATTAACTATATTTATTATAAAAGTAAATTTATGAAAAACTTCTCTTATTACAAAAATAGTATAGATACTATACTGGAAAACTCCTTTAAAGACACCAATACATTCAAGAAAAATTTATCTGTTATAATGGGAGCGATGAAGTTCTCTAAAGTACTAAGAGAATTTTTTACATTATATAATGACATAGAAACTAAAAGGTTTAAAACTAAAGAAGAAAGTGCAGAATACTTAAATGAAGCATTTAATTATCTAAAAGAAAATAAAAAACATTTAGTAAAAATAAAACCAATACTTGATAAAATAATTAATGACAGGAAAAGTCTATGTGAAGAAAAAAGCAATATCTTATACCGACAGATAGATAATGTCGTTTTTAATAGAAATTTTTCTGACTTGGGATTGGTGACGGAATCTAAAAGAAAAATAACGTCACATTTAACTGGGGAAAGAAAAAATACTATTAACAAAGTTAACAACCCTAAAATACTTTCCCATGTATTGGGTAAAAAGTATAATGATTTTTATGGTGATAAACTTTCCGAAGGACAACAAGAAATTCTAAAAAACACATTATTAATGACGGAAGAAACCCTTAAAAATGAGTTTGGAAACATAAAAGAAATATCACTTCTTAAAATAAATACATTACTTTCTGAATCCCAAGATGAATCGTTATCAGCAAGATTAGTACAAGTAAAAAATGAAATTAAGACGTTAGATGAAAGCAAAAAATCATATATTAGGGTTAGGGGCTTGTTAGAGGACTTGAAGTAAATTCCTATATTTTTTATATTTTAATATAGAAAATAACTAATATGTTAAAACAAGGAAGAGAAATAAAAACACAAGTTTCTGATTTATTTAGAACATCTTATGGTACAGTGGATATCACATCACTTAAATCATTATTCATTAATTTATCCACATGGGCAGAACCAACAGAAGAGGCCGACAATTGGGGGAAAGTGGTTAAAAAATTCAAAAGCAGAATAAAAAACACGGTACACCATGAGTTAAAGAAGTCACTTTTTAAAGATATATCAATAATAGATTTAGATTTAAGAGCAAGTGGTATAAAAAAACACAAAAGAAGTTTTGTAAGGTGTGAAGTGACCCTATTTCTACATCCAAAAAACAAATTAGATATGAAATCTACCCACTTATCTGAACCAGTTAAGAATTTAACCCATAAAATTATAGAAGATTCTTTTTTAACAACTAGAACATTTAAATTTTATAATTCTAAAAAATAGAATTCTATACCAAACAATAACAAAGGTTTTTTTATTTCCTATTATATTTATAGAAAAAGCAATTTATGAGAGTATTAGAAGCTAGAGAAATCGGCCACGGAATATTAGTAGAAAATGACGGATACATTTCACCTGAAGACAATAGGTCTATCATTAAAGAAATAGAAGAAGGAAACTCAGGGGGTGAGATATATATGAACGCAATTCTACAAAAATACGACACACCAAATAGAAACGGAAGGATTTATCCGGAAAAAATATTAAGGAGAGAGAACGAAAGATATCAAGAAGTTATAAAAAAAGGAGGAGCTATCTCAGAATTAAATCATCCAGAATCTTCTCTTATAGATTTAGACAGAGCTTCACATATCATAACAGAAACATGGTGGGAGGGCAATAGACTAATAGGTAAAATGAAACTATTAACTTCCCCCGCATATATGAAAGAAGGTATTATATCTTGTGTAGGGGATATGGCAGCTAATCTACTAAGACAAGGGGTAACCCTAGGAATATCTTCGAGAGGTGTTGGGTCATTAACAAAAAACGGAGAGTATAATGAAGTACAAGAAGATTTTGAGTTAATATGTTTTGATTTAGTATCTTCCCCATCAACCCCAGGGTCCTATTTATTTAAAGAAGACGAAACCGCTGACAGTGTAGACGAAACTAGTGAAATGATAGAATCATCCAAACCCAAACCAGACACATTTAATAAATCCTTATCCATGATGTCTAAACTAGACAATTTCTTAAATAGATAAAACATCTATTAAAGCCATTTAAATAAGGTTTTTTTACAATATGATTATATTTATTATAAAACTACATTATGCATGTGGCTTTTTAAAAATAAACTTTAAAAAAAAAATAAAAAAACGTGAGTGAATCAATCTTAGAAAAAGCGTTGCTCGAGGCTGAACAGTTGGAAGAAACTATGAAGTCTAATGCAAAAGAAATACTTTCTTCAACAATGAAGGAAGAAATTCATGAATTGGTAAAAGAATCGTTAACCGAAAACGATTACCTTAAGGAGCAAGAAGAAGAAGAAGAAGTTGATGTTATTGATGTTGATGATGAAATGGAAAGTGAAGAACTGGAAATGGAACCTGAAGCATATGACGACATGGAACTTGACATTGGGGACGAGACAGACGACGTAGAGTTACCTGAACTGCCACCTCTAGACTTAACATTAGCATCCGATGGTGAAGTATTAAAAGTATTTAAAGCTATGGGAGACGAAGACGGAATCATAATCCAAAAGGATGATGAGGAAATTGAGTTAACCGATAACAATACTGATGCTGAATACATCATTAAATTAGAAGAAAGTAAAAAATCAAAAACAATGAAAAAATCAATTAAAGAAACAGAAGACATGGATGACATGGATAACATGGACGAAATGGACGAACTAGAAATGGAGGATGAAGTTGTTTATGAAATTGAACTAGACGAAGATTTTGACGAAACTGGTGTGATGGGAGTTGACGCTCCTGAATCAGAAAAAGCAGAGGATGATTATGATATGGAATTAGGTGAAGAAGAAATGGATTTAGGGCCTGAAGAAGAGGTTGCTGAAGACGCAGATTGGGGAAGCAATAAAGACGAGTACAAAAGAAGAAGTTCTGGTGGTGTAAAACATAGAGCTGGAGATGTCGGAGGCGGCAAATACGGTAAAGGTGGACACTATAAGGATTATGAACTCGGAGAAGACGCAGATTGGGGTGGTAACAAAGGTGATTATCATAGAAGTATGAACACTTCTGGTCACAGAACCAAAACTGGTGATGTGGGAGGTGGAAAATATGGAAAAGGTGGTCACTACAAAGACTATGAAGGTGAAATGGATGAAGCTTCACGAACTTTAGGGTTTGGAAGAAAATCTAATGGAAAACACAAACCTTCTGGAATTAGAAAAGCTATCAGTAACAATCGTAATCTTGGAGAAAGTCGTATTAGAAAGTCCTACAATCTTCTTAAAGAAGAGGTAGAAACTTTAAAAGTTAAAAATTCTGATTACAGAAAAGCTTTAACAACTTTTAAAGATAAATTGAATGAAGTGGGTGTGTTTAATTCAAACTTAGCTTACGTAACACGTTTATTCACCGAACATTCAACTACCAAGCAGGAAAAAATCAATATTTTAAGACGTTTTGATGGAGTTAATTCATTAAAAGGTTCTAAAGGATTGTATAAGGTAATCAAAGAAGGATTAACTCAGGAGGTGGTTAAACATAAAAAAACAATTTCGGAGTCAGTTCAAAAGAAAATTACTAAGACTCCTACTAGTGGAGGTAAATTATTGGAATCAAAAGTTTACGAAAACCCACAATTTAGTAGGATGAAAGACTTAATGTCTAAAATTAAATAAACGCTTTTTAAAAAAATAAAAAAACTATGGGAGCACTATTAGAATCAGGTATGGTCGGTAACATTGGGTTAAAACACCTTAAAGTTATCAAAGAAGATACCTTAAACAAATGGAACGGTCTTGGTTTTCTTGACGGTCTTAAAGGACATGTTAAAGAAAATATAGCTCAACTATATGAAAACCAAGCTACACACCTAATCAACGAAGCTACTACAGCCGCTGATTCAGGTTCATTCGAAACAGTTGTTTTCCCAATAATTAGAAGAGTATTCTCGAAATTATTGGCAAACGATATCGTTTCTGTACAAGCTATGAACTTACCAATTGGTAAATTGTTCTACTTTGTACCTAAAATCGCAGCTTACGCTGCAACAGGAGTACAATTTTCACCTTACGGAGCACCGCTAGGGAATAAACCACAAACAGCAGCAGGTGGTTACCAAGACGCACCAGGAGCTTCATTATCAGCAGCATCAACATCATTATATGATGATTTTTACGCTGGAAATGCACCACAAGAAGCAAATGATGGTTTATATGACTACTCAAAAGGAAGTTTTACAGTAGCAAATGACACTGCAGTACAACCTTTTACATGGTCAGGTAATCAATTAGTGTGGGATGGTACAAACGGTCTTACTTATCACCAAACATGTAGAAGAACAGTTGTTCTTGGTTTAACTGGATTCAGTACTACTGGCCCAGGTAAATTAACAGATGCTAAAGGTAATGAGATGGATAATGAAGACTTCTTAGCTTCATTAGTTATTTCTAACAGTGCTGGTAGTATTGTATGTTGTGATACTGACGGTGACCCTAACGACTTATCTTCACAAGTTACTGCTGTTACTTACGCAGTTGACACAGCAATCTTATATCGTGTTGTTACACAAAAATACGGATTTGGTATTGTTGATAGAACAGATGTGTGTGACTCTACAGGTACTGTATATCTTGAATTAGACTTATCTTGTCCAGCTTGTGTATCTTGTACATCAGTAGATGGTTATGTTGGTTCATCTGGTGATACAGCTTATGTATGGGACGCTCAATGGAGACAATATAACAGTCTTGAATTCGAAGACCAAATGGGTGAAGTTTCTTTTGACTTACAAGCAGTTACAGTTTCTGTTACTGAAAGAAAGTTAAGAGCTCAATGGTCACCGGAACTTGCACAAGATGTTTCTGCATTCCATAATATTGATGCTGAAGCTGAATTAACAGCTTTATTATCTGAAGAAGTTGCAGCTGAAATTGATAGAGAAATCTTGAGAGACCTTAGAAAAGGTGCAGCGTGGGACTTAAGATGGGACTACAACGGTTGGAAGAGATTCTCAGCTGGTCAAGCTCCATATACTCAAAAAGATTGGAATCAAACATTGATTACAACTATAAACCAAATTTCTGCTCAAATTCACAAGTCTACCTTAAGAGGTGGGGCTAACTGGATTGTATGTTCTTCAGAGGTTTCTGCAATTTTTGATGACTTGGAATACTTCCACGTTTCAAATGCGTCACCAGAACAAGATTCATATAATATGGGTATTGAGAAAATTGGAACATTATCAGGAAGATTTACTGTATATAGAGACCCTTACTTCCCAGCTAACCAAGTGTTAATTGGACATAAAGGAACATCTTTATTGGATACTGGGTACGTTT